ATCTTGGAATCTACAAATTTATAGTTTCGTACCATTCTCACTATGTCCCCTTCTTCACCTGCGTCGAGAACATAGCCCACGCTATGAAGATAGGTCGAATTATGAACAATAATTCTACCATCTTCATCAGCATATACGTTATCCCCCGGCGCCACTTTTTCGCCAGCTTCAACTTTCCAAACTGGGTTGCCTGTAATTGTTACAGTGACTTCTTGCCCATCCTCAAGTGGCTTGGTCGAAACAAAGTCAACGGGATAACCGCCTTTTGAAGGAAGTTTGATTCTCATCGTTTCGCCATCTTCACTATAGATAAGCCACAACAGCCGATGGGCAGGAATGTCCCCCTCCACTATAGCTTGAACTTGAGCGCTCATCTTTGTCATCCCCTATCCTTCCACTGCGGCCTCATGAGAAACAACAATACCGTCAGCTTTGTTTTTCATTACAAAAAGGTCATGGTACATGCGGTTTTGATAGAGATATCCGTCACCCTCCGTGTGTTGTCCCGGAGCAAACAGGTATACGCTGTTCACTTTCGCTTTCGCCACAATGGCTCCGCGATAAACGATAATCCAGTTGACTCCCAGCCCAGTTGCCGTGAACCCGCTGGTGAAATCGTGTTCCGTGTTGAAGCGCTCGGCGTCCCAAACCTCTACAAGCTGTACGCCGTCAAGAGACGTGACACGAGTTTCGATCGCCGTCCCTTGATTTTGAACGTTGATGTTGCGCTGAAAATACTCAGAACGCTCTAACGCGTCCATTGCCTCACTTGAAAGGTACGCAATGAGATTCGACGGTCCGTATTTGCGCACTTTCAAAATATCAGCCTTCAGACGCTGAAAGACGTTCGTTGCGTCAATCGCTTCTCCAGTGGCTAAACCTTCATCAATCGCGTGTGTCGCCATTTTCCCGAAGCGGTATGCATCCACTTCCGGCCCCGCTTTTTCGGTCAGGAAAACACGGGTAATATTTGCTGCGCTTGCCGCTTGGTTACTTTCGTCGACATCCATCTGGTCAACGAAGAATTCGACGTCACGATCAAACGAAAGTGTATACGGCTCATGAGTGACCGTCACATCTCCACGATTCCAACCACCGTTACGACTGTGATCTTGATAACCCGTCACATCAACAGTCGGCACATGGAAAGTTTTCGCACCCATCCAGTTGACATTCGGTGTTTCCAAAGCGTTAGTTAGTGTTGCTTGCGTTAAAACCTGATCTAATTCCTGTTGATAACGTTCAGCGTAATTAATAGCATTTGCCATTTAAATCATCCTCCTATTTACCTAGTAAAGTTTTTGCGAAGGCATCTAAATTGCCTTTTTGATGTTGTCCTGTTGAAAAAGTAGGTTTATCTTGTTGTTTTTCTTCTGCACTGTCTGCAAAGTGTGGATATTTCTCCACGACTTGCTTAATTGCATCATCGATCGTGGTTTCATCGTCTACCATACGTTCAGCTAATGCGACGACATCTTCGACTGAATCTGCTTTCACATTTTGCTTGAGTGCGCTCAGTTGAGCTTTTAAGCTAGCGTTTTCGCTCGATAGACTTTCTTTTTCTTTTGATAAGTTGTCGAGTAACTCTTGTTGCTTTTCTTGCTCTGTTTTTTGAGATTCTTGCCATTCTTTGAACTTCGCCATGCCTTCTTTTGCATTGTCAAAGTCATCAATACCTAGCTGTTTTAATAGCTTTTCTTGTTGTTTACGAGTTTCTTTCGCAATCAAATTGTTTACGTCTTCCTGTGTGAATGTTTTAGTTTCTTGACCAGAACCTTCACCTTGTCCTTGGCCTTCTCCACCTTCATTACCAGTTCCAGCTTGTCCGCCTTCACCAGCACCTTCCCCTTCGCCTCCATCAGCAAAGTATTGTAAATTTAATCGTAAAAGTCCTTCAAGGTTGTTTTTAGTCGCTTGATCGACTGTTTTATTTAATAGAATCATTTTAAACCCTCCAATATGGATAATTTCCTTCTGTTTCTTTATGGCGTCTAACAGATAAAAGACAAAAACAAAGAGCCTATGCTAAATAGCTCGGCTCCTTTGGTTTCTTCAACTCAGTTATTTCTTGTATCAATTGATAATTTTGTCTAGCAAGCATTTCAACCTTCTCTTCCAGCACTACAACTCGCTTCTCCAACTCTTTTTTAGTAGCCAACTTATCCCTCCTTAAACTTGCTCTCTATATCTACGACGAGTTCGATCAGTAGTATTTATAAATTCACGCATATTCGCTTGTCTATCACGTATGCGCTGTTTAGCTTCTCTTATGCCTTCTTCATCTCCTAACACTTCCATGACTTCTTTTTCTCGCTTAGCCTCTCGTATTCGACGCTCTAAATAGCGTTGTTTTTGCGATTCTTCATAGATTTTTTCATTTCGTCGTTGTGAGACGGGCTTAAATGACCGTTTTGTTAAGCCAGGAATATACGGATATTTAACATGGCCACAATTTACGCCGAATAAACCCGCTGGTTCTCCAATGCTCGTACTACTCAAAGGCGGGTAGTCGGGATGATTGCCGCTCAAACTAAAAATACGCCCTTGATAAGGCGCACATAATGGTCTTGCTCCGTCATGACCAGACACTTCGACCAAATCGACACCATATTCGGCCATTCTTTCATCCTGCATCTCGTTAGCTATGTTATTACTCATTGTTCTTGTAACCATCCCGACATAAGCTTCTGTAGACCATTGACGACCCGCTCTATCTATTAAAGCAGGAACTCCTTTTTGAGCCCATTCGCTAGATACGCGTCTCAAGGCTTGCTGTGGTGTCATATTGCCAGTTAAGACGTTTGCTGTGGTTCGATTGATAATGTCTAGATAAACCATTCTTGATTGATCTAATAACGTTGTATTGATTAAATTAAAATCATTTTCAGCACGATTCACCATCGTTCTTAATATATTTAACAAACTTTCACTTTTTCTGAAATTCTGTTCGTTCGGAGCTATCAAAACACCTTTTTTTGCTCCCTCTTTTAATACGCCTTCAATATCGCCTACAGCTTGGTAACCAGCTTTTGAAAGAGTATCACTAATAACTTCAACGGTCTTATCAGCATATTTGGCAATTGTTCTGATATTATCTAGTGTTAAACTCTCTAAATCATTCAATCGTTGCATTTGCCATGACTCAATACGTTGAATATCACCGTTTTCTTCAATATCTACTAACAGATCGTTATCGCGTGCTATTTTCCTGGCAATATTAATTAAAATTTCTTCTTCAACGGATAAATGCAGTTTTCGTAAGGGTCTGGATAGCTTTTCTAACTTCTCTTTATCCATCAGTCACCACGTCCACCGAAAAAGTCTATACTTTCAGCGACCGCTGTTGCGTTCTCTTCGTTGATTTCTTCTAATAGTTTCATAGCTTCTTCTTCTGTCAATCCGTGTACCTTCATGATAGCACGTTTTTTGGATTGGATTTTTCCATTAATCATTTGAATTTGCTTGTTAATTTCAGCATTCTTATCTTCTGCAACGCTATCATCAAAAGCAACAGATACATCATATTCTTCAGTAGTGTTATGAATGTTATAAAGTTGAGCTAACTTCACAATCACGTCTATTAATTCTTGTAATCCTGCCTCTATGATGATTTCATGTGACTTCTTGGACTTAAATGTTTTGGATTGTTCGGAAACAACCTCTGTAGCTGTTTTCATGCTCTGTCCATCAAAACTAAAGGTGCCAGCTGAAAATCCTGTCTGCATGGCAAACAAGTTTAATAGCGTATTAATAGCTGCGATATGTTCTTCAACTCGTAATTCGATATTAATGTCTTTGATTGTGTCCGCATCCATGTTTCCTGAATTGTTAAATGCTTCATACGTTTCATCATTAGCGTCAAAATAGCGATAATGATTTCCAGACTGTGGATCTACTACCGTCTTAACCATCTGAGCAGGTACAATGATACGCTTTTTACCTAGTCGAAATTCACGCTCGAATGAGTCAAATGCCGTATCGATTGCCCTAATGACGTCTTTTGAATTTGCGTAAATACTAATCCCTAACGGCGAATGAGTGTCGATGTTGTTTGCTAAATTTGGTTTGAAATAGACGAACAACGGTCTATCTAGATGTTCAATCGGAACTTCTTCTTCTAATTCAGGGTAGATAGACTTCAAGGCAACCTTAACACCTAAATCATCACCGTTTTGTGACTTATAAACCTCGTTTTTGATGATGTATTGACCGTTATCCCAAACATGCCACTCTAAGTGCGTGTATTTGTCCTTCCCTTTTCTAAATTCAT